CTTATCCAGAAACCTTGGGGATTATGCCGCCGAGAATTAACAACATTAAAGAAAACAACTCTTGTAACCTTATTTAAAGTATTTAAAGAATGCAACATAACTGAAAATGATTATGTTTACAACCAACAGTTAAATATAATTACATTCAACCATAATCAATCTAAAATATATTTAATTGATACAGCTTATAAACCAAGTGATCCTTTATATGAAACATTAGGTGGATATGAATTAACAGGAGTAGCAATTGATGAAAGTAGTGAAACGGATATACAAGCTATACAAATATTATTCACAAGGATAAGACATAAACTAACTGAATATAATTTAACTGCTAAAGTATTAGAAACCTTCAACCCAGCAAAGACTCATATCTATTCAAGATACTATAAACCATGGAAAGAAGGTAGATTAAAACAAAGTTATAAATTTGTAAGAGCATTACCAAGTGATAATCCAGGGCCAGGTGTACAAGAATATATAAATAACATTTTATTAAACTCTGACGAAAGAACAAAACAAAGATTAATTTATGGTAATTTTGAATATGATGATGATCCAAATTGCTTAATTGATTATGACAAGATACTATCAATATGGAATAACGAACATATTAATGTATTAGACAAAGGATCTAAGTTAATTGGTACAATATTAAGTGAAAACGATAAACAAGAGGAGATAAAGGATAAATACATAACTTGTGACCCGGCTAGATTAGGGGAAGATACAACAAGAATATTTGTTTGGATAGGATTAACTATTGTAAAAGCAATCACCCAAAGTAAATCAAGAACAAATGAGATTGCGGATATAATTAAACAACTACAAAAGAATATCAAATACCAAATAAAAATGTAATTATAGATAGTGACGGGGTTGGTGGTGGTGTATCTGATTTAATTCCCCAATGTACTGAATTTAATAATAATGCTAAACCATTAAATAATGAAAACTTTAACCATATTAAATCACAATGTTATTTTAAGTTAGCTGATATTATCAATAAAAACTGTATTTATATTCAACCTAATGTATTAACACCAGAAGATAAAACAAAACTAATTGATGAATTAGGACAAGTAAAAGCAATTGATATAACTTCAGAAGGTAAGAAACAAATTGTAAGTAAAGATCAAGTAAAGAAACATTTAGGAAGATCTCCCGACTTAAGTGATTGTTTAATGCTAAGAATGCACCCAATTATAAACAAAAGTAAATTTGTTTATTCAATGGTAAAGATAAAATAAATACAAACTAAAGTAAAATAACTAAAAATAATGATAGAAACAATACTATTTATAATTACAGGTTCAATTTTAATAACAAATCTAATTGAACCATTTGAAAAATTAAAATTTGATTACAAATTAAGACCAGAGTTTCATGAAGATAATAAATTAAAGTGGATGTTAACAAAACTAATAACTTGCAGCAAATGTTTATCATTTTGGACAACATTGTTTGTTTACTTTGATTTTCAATTAGCTGTAATTATATGTGTGATAACAGAGTTAATATCTCGAAATTTACTGCCAATAAAATTATAAACCAATAAAAACAAAACAATGATAAATAAAGAATTAGTATACTTATGGGCAACATATCTAAAAGATGCTAAAACAATAGATGCATCAAACGTAAAACATTTCCAAAGATGTGTTTCAATACTATACAAAGTAAATGTATGTGGTACTTGTTCTTCAAGTATTAACGCACACTATACAAATATGAAAAAATGGTTTGATGCACAAATAGCAAAAGATGAAAACTTTTTAAGTTATGGTGAAGCACCAGTAACACAAACCATTCAACCAAAAGTAATTCAACCAGTAATTGAAAATAGAGAACCTAAAAAAGAAATACAAATAGAAGATATTCCAAACTTAGAAGAAGGAACACACGATACAGTATTAGGTAAAATAAAAGTAACAAAAAGTAAAAAGAAATAAATGAACTGGTCAGACTTAAAACTAAAACACTTTCAAGAATTGGTTAAATTACCAATCAACCAAATGGAAGAATTGGATATGATGGGACAAATTAAATTGTTAAATAAAATTTATACAATTATAAATGGTCAATCTAAATTATTAGGAGCAGATGAATTATTTACTTTATCACAAGAGTATGAATTCTTAACAAGATTTCCAGAAGATGTTACCTTTCAATTTGAACATGAAGGAGTAAAGTATGGAATGGATGGAGATATTAAAAATTGGAAAACAGTTCAATTCTTAACAATGCACGATACAGTAAATGCTAAAACAAATGATGAAGTAATTGAAAAGATGGCAGACTTATTAGCAATATTTATTAGACCATTTAAAAACGAAACAGAACTTGTTGACTTAGATGTAAGTAAGTTTGATGAGTATAGAGATATATTTAAAGAGCATATGCCAGCAGATGTTGCATATTCAGCATCGATTTTTTTTTTAATACTTTCACACGAGTTACAGATTCATATGATTCAATCTTCCGTGGATCTAGCAATGGAATCGTTACAGCCGCAAGTAGACAGTTTAACGAACAATACGGACTCCACACCTTTGCCTTAGATATGGCAACCGACCCAATGCATATGGAACAAATTTACTATTCAAATATGCAAGACTTTTTAATGTTAATAAGTTATAGGTTAGATAAAGCAAGAGTAGAAGAGTCAATAAGAAAAAAACAACAAGAAGAACAAAATAGAAAATATAAATAAATGAAGACATACAATCAGGGATACATATACTCACTAGACTGTCCAATAACTGGGGAGCCAAAATATGTTGGACAAACAGTAAATCTTAAAGGTAGATTTGCAAATCATATTCATAGTTATTTAAGTAAAGATAAAAATAAAAAGAACAGTTGGATTAAGTCTTTAAAGAAAAAGGAGCTTGAACCAATACTAACAGTTATAGAGGAATGTAGTTCGGAGGAGTTAAATTTTTGGGAATGTCATTATATCTCACTTTATAGATCTTGGGGATTTAAATTAAAGAATCACGATATGGGAGGAAGTTATAAGTTAGGAAAAAGACACTCAGAAGAAACAAAGCTTAAAATGAGTCTAGCTGCTAAAGGGAAACCAAAATCAGAAGAGCATAAAAGAAAACAATCCTTATCCTGTAAAGGGAGAACCTTCTCAGAAGAAACACTTACGAAAATGAGAAAGCCTCGTTCAGAAGAAGGTAAGAAGAATATAAGTAACGGTTGTAAAGGTAAAAAGAAAACGGTACCTTCTAAATTAAAAAATAAACCTTGGTCAGAAGCAAGAAGAAATTCACAAAATAAAAAAAATAATAATAATGAGTAAGACATACAATCAAGTTATCGAAATAGTAACAGCAGTAGCTAAAGGTCACAAGTGGATTAAGACTGTTGAAGTTGGGGACATTACCCAAAGAGAAAATAAAGTAGAGGATGAATATCCTTTATGCTTTATTAATTATGATACAGCAACAGTAAGAGAAAGAACCAAAGTATATTCTTTTGGTTTATTGGTTTGTAATCAAGTAACTACAACTCAATCAACAACTTCTCTATCAAACCAAGCCCAAGTATTATCTGATTGTGAATCAGCAATAACAGATATAATTAATTACTTAGTTGATATTGATATAAAAGATATTAAAATTAGTTTTGATCAACAACTAGAACCATTTACTAATGGATTCTTATCTGGAGCAGTAGGTTGGGTGTTAAATTTTACAATTGAAACATCTTATAACAAAAACTCTTGCGATTCAATGATAAAAGATGTTGTGTTACCAACTTATATCTAAATAAAGATCTAATGGCAGATGCAAAAGAATTTATTAATTCTAACAAATTAAAAACTTTGTTGGATAGATACGGTAAAGAAGTTGTAAAAGAAATTCAAGATACTTTAATAAAGAATAAGAAAGTAGCAACAGGATCATTATTAAAGAGTTTTAAATCAGAAGTAATTGAAACAAATAATGTTTTGGATTTAAAGATTACTTCTAGTTCTGATTATGCAATTATAATTGATAAAGGAAAACAAGCAAGTAATAAACAAGCACCAGTAACTCCTATATTAAGATGGATTAAAGCAAAAGGATTATCAAAAGGCACTCAAAGGGATTTAAGTTTAGCTTATGCAATATCTAAAACCACAAATAAAAAGAATACGAAAGGATTAAACTACTTGCAAACCTCTTTAAATAAAGTAAAGAGTAAACTTTCTAAGGAAATAAATTCAGAGATTAAACAAGAGGTACAACAAAGTGTATATTTAGAATTAAAAACATTAAACTCACAATTAAAAATTAAAATATAAAGAATGAGCTATTCCATCATCCAACAACCAAGATTTGTCGAACCTTGCTATAACCCAATTATATTTACTGTGAACTCGAGTGAAAAGGCTTCCTGCAAATTCAAATACATCGCTGATATTTACGTTTATGATAATAATACTTCAACAGATATATTAGTTGAAACAATTAAGTTATATCCAGAGCCGCAATTTGGTTATGGTGTATTTGATATTGCAAGAGTGTTAGAAAACTACATAACAGATACGTTGCACCAAAACGAAACAGGAACTAATTTTAAAGAATCAACTGGAAGTATAATAAGATATACAGTTAGGTTTGGAGAAGAATATGATTCAACTTGTACTAGTACAGCAGAAGGGACTTTAGATATAACTTCAGTAGCAGGTAACTATGCTTGGAATGGAGTATTCGATGATGATAAGTGGTTAGAGATCAAAGAGTTATATAATCAATGGACATTAGATAATGAGACAAGACATTTCTTAACTAATCAACCAGATGAAATAAAAATTAAAAATAACGAACATTACTATTTATCTTTCATTCAACCATTTACAGCAGAGACAGCATTAAGAGTAAGAACATATGATTCAAATGATTCCTTATTAGGAGATTTTTTGTTTTATAACCCAACAACAGTTGATACAGATGTAAGTACAAGCTTAATGTCTTCTGTAGGAGTAGGTCCAATTGATTTAAATAGACAAGGACCTGATGAGATATTTACTTATCCTTATGGCTTAGGTGGTTATCCAACAATCATAACACAAGATGTAGCATCATATAAAGTATGGATGGTATATAAAAATTTAGATTATGATTGGGTTGAACAATTACCAGATGTAAACTTATTAACAGAACCAATGTCTGAGATTGATGGAGATATAGATGTTTGTGGAACAAGTTGGAGATATGAAGTAGCAACACCTCAAAACTTAGTATTTAACGTAATTGATGGACCTTGTGAAGAAAGCAACCAAGGTATAAATGGTCCAAGAATAATAACAGCAACAGGTAATTATTTACAACCAGGTATTTATTATCAAGTAACGGTTTACTTTGATGGATTAACATTAAATACAGATGCTTCTTTTACTGTACAAATTGGAGAAACAAATTATGGAT